TTCAACAGCACAAAGATCCACGTAGTATCTTGGTCAGATGACTTAGGTAAGACAGTAAACTCAACACACGACTACGATGAGATGCGTGAGGTATTTAAGGTCGATACACTTATAGGACATAGCATTGTCAGGTTTGACATCCCCGCAGTGGAAAAAGTGCTAGGTATAAAAGTTAAGGCTCGTCTAATAGATACCCTAGCTGTAGCTTGGTATGTAGATCACAACCGTGGCAAGCACGGACTAGAGAGCTATGGCGAAGACTACGGAATACCTAAGCCTAAGATCACTGACTGGCAAAGTCTAACACCACAACAGTACGCTCACCGTTGTGAAGAGGACGTTAAGATCAACTCAAGGTTATGGAAGGCTTTAGATAAGAAGCTAAACAAGCTTTATGATGATGAGTACAACAAGGATCGTCTTATAGACTACCTAACCTTTAAGATGGAGTGTGCAGCGGAGCAAGAGGCCCTTCAGTGGAAATTGGACGTGACTAAAGCTCGTACACACTTAGAGGTATGGGAGACTCTGAAGGCTGAGAAGATCGAACAGTTAGCTAATGCTATGCCAGAAGTAAAAAGGTACAAGATGGCAAACAGACCCCTAGCAATGGAAAAGAAGAATGGGGAACTATCTGTAGCTGGGGAGAATTGGGTTAGCTTATGTAGGCAATATAAAGTTCCAGTGACTACAACAAAGATGCAAGTGCTGCATAAGGTTGAGAGGGCTAATCCTAATTCTCCCGATCAGGTAAAATCCTGGCTGTATAAATTAGGGTGGGAGCCAGCTACTCACAAATATGTCAAGGACAAGGATGGTAATAATGAAAGAAGTATTCCGCAAATCCGCAAGGATGCAGAACTATGCCCCTCAGTCTTACGATTGGCACCTTACGACAAAGCTATACATCTTCTTGATGGGCTTTCTGTTCTCAGCCATCGTATTTCTGTTCTTAAAGGCATGGTTGATGCAGAGCGTGACGGATACGTGCAAGCAACAATCGCAGGATTTACCAATACCTTGCGCTTCCGTCATGCAAGACCGTTAGTCAATCTACCCTCAGTGGAAAAGCCCTATGGTGCTGAGATCCGTGGGTGTCTAACTGCACCTGATGGGTACACCCTATGTGGCGCTGATATGACTAGCCTAGAGGACACTACAAAGAGACACTACATGAAACCACTAGACCCCGATTATGTAGCTGAAATGAGTAGAGATGGCTTTGATCCACACTTAGACTTAGCTAAACATGCTGGTGTTATCACACAAGAGGACATCGACAAACATAACTCAGGGGAACGTAGTTTAAAAGCCCTGCGTAAGAACTATAAGGTAGTGAACTACAGTGCTACATATGGCATAGGAGCCGATAAGCTGGCCCGTGAGACGGGTATGAGTTTACGTGAGGCTAGGTCACTAAAGGATGCCTTCTGGTCACGTAACTGGTCAGTACAGAAGGTTGCAGAGAGTGCTAAGGTCAAGGAGTGCCTAGATGGTTTCTGGTTATGGAATCCAGTGTCTAACTTCTGGTACAGTCTCCGTAATGAAAAAGACAGGTTCTCTACTCTAAACCAAGGCACTGGTGTTTTCTGCTTTGATAGTTGGGTGGCTGCTTGTAGGAAACAAGGCATTAAGACTATTGGACAATTTCACGATGAGGTTATCGCCTTAGTAGAGGAAGGAGAAGAAACAGCAGTAAAAGATAAGATGGAAAAGGCAGTATCTCAGCTTAACAAAGAGCTAAGTTTAAACGTACCATTAGGTACAGATGTGCAATTTGGCAACACTTATGCAGAGATACACTAAAGTGTAAAAAAACACTCAAAGGCGCTTATATTTTATTGTTTTGGGTGCCTAATATATAATACAGCCCTAACGAAAAGGAACTCGACACATGGCTAAATACACAATGGATATGGTACTACAATACGCTAAAGTCTTCCCTGAGAACGCTGACTACGGAGACCCTAAAGGTAATCGTGTGGCTAAGAGTATTGCTGATAAAGGTGGTCAGTATATTGTACAAGGTTACTTCACAGACCCAGATCAAATCAGTCAACTACTAGAAGATGGGTTAGATCCAGAGCCAATGAACAGTCCCCGTATTATAGATGGAGATGCTCAGTATGGTATTGGTAAGTACATGAAGCTCAAGCGCATGGTTAAAGACGTTAAGAACTTTACTGACCGTTATGGTAAGCCCTTTGAGAAGGACTATGGTGGCGCACCAAACATTGTCAATCTTACGAATGGTATGGATAAGAAGACACTATGGAGCTTTGAAGAGGATGGCCCCCTAGGTAACGGAACCAAAGCTAAGGTTCAATTTGAGACTTACTCTAATGGTGCTGGTGTACGTCTTCTTAATGTGGGTATTACTGAGCATGTACCCTATACTTCAGGAGAGCCAACTGAAGACGATAAAATGTTTATGGTGGGGTAGTCAAATGACGAAGGTAACAATCATCTTTGAAAGTGACAATGAAGACGATGGGTTTGAGGGTAAGACTGTTATTGAGCGTCACAACATAGACGATCTCTGGGCTTTATCTAATGTATATACTGACGCAACTAAGGCAGGTGGGTGGTGTTACGTTAAAGATGTAGCCTTTGAGAAGGACGATGGTAAGATGGTCTTTGGGAGCTTCTGATGATAGATGGGAAGGTTTTAATTGACGGTGACATTGTAGCTTATCGTGCAGCGCATGTTACTGAGAAAGACTTTCCTGAAGATGCCAAGAGTAAGGTAGATGAGCTTATGGGGGATATACTGGATAAAACTACATTGTTCAGTCTCCCCGATGAGTACACCGTCTACCTTACAGGCAAAGGTAACTTCAGGTACTCTATAGCTACCAAGAAGGTCTATAAGGGCAATAGAGTAGCAGCAATAAAGCCCAGATACCTGCCTCTCATCAGGGACTACTTAACTATAAACTACAATGCTATCACTAGCGAAGGAGAAGAAGCAGATGATCTCATAGCTATAGAGGCAACTAGGCTTGGCCCTAGCACTACCATAGCCTCCACAGATAAAGACTTTATGCAAATACCCTGTCATCACTACAACCTAACTAAAGAGACCTTCACAAAAGTCAGTAAGGAAGAGGCTGTAAGGTCTTTCTACACTCAGTTATTGACAGGCGATAAGGTAGATAACATAGGTGGCGCTCCTGGAATTGGCCCTAAGAAAGCCGTTCAAATATACAAGGACTGTAAGACAGAGGAAGACTTCTGGAAAGCGGCTCTTGAAGCTTACAAAGGGGATAGAGACCATGCCATAGAGTGTGGAAGGTTACTCTGGTTAAGACGTAAGGAAGGGGAGTTATGGGAACCACCAGTGAACGTAGAAGACATGCAATAAAGAACGGCTACAGATCTGGTTTAGAAGATGACATAGCTAAGGATCTTAAAGATAGAGGTGTAGAGTTTGAATATGAGAAGCTAAAAGTTCAGTGGCAACTTATTGAGAACAAGACTTACACCCCTGACTTTAAATTACCTAACGGTATCATCATAGAATCCAAGGGTAGGTTTGTAGCAGCAGATAGGAAGAAGCATCTAGTAATCAAGAGACAACACCCCTTCCTCGACATAAGGTTTGTCTTCTCTAACTCTAGGTCTAAGTTGTATAAAGGTGCAAAGAGTACATATGGGGATTGGTGCAATAAGCATGGGTTCTTGTACGCAGATAAAAGGATACCCGACGAATGGCTACTACAATCCTGATTAAAGTCCATCGTGTTCTTGATGGCCCATATGAAGACGAAGATGGTAATTACTGGTTAAACTGTAGAGTAGAAGATCCCCAAGAAAGAAACCCAAGTAAAGTTATGTTTGATGAAGAGATCCCGTTTGTCTCCTTTGATGCAGCCTATGAGTTTCAGAACCACTTCTACAGATCAATCGAACCCATACTAATAGAATTTGAAATGGATACCCGATATGACAGCTAAGACAGCAGTAGTATTCTCATGCGCTCACTCAGATCCATCAACAGGAAATGAGCGTTTCGACTGGCTAGGGGAATTAATCTATGAGGTAAACCCTACCTACATAATTGACTTAGGTGATGGTGCTGACATGCGCTCTCTAAACACCTTTGACACACGTTACCCAGAGGCTATAGTAAGTCAGAACTACGAACAAGACATCAACTGCTACAATGAAGCAATGGATCGTCTACGGAAGAAACCTAGTACACGTAAGTACAAACGCCCATATTGGATTGGCTTTGAGGGGAACCATGAGAATAGAATCAAAAAGGCTATCGCACATGAGCCAAGACTACAGGGAGACAAGT